TCCTAACCGCTCCCCTCACCCGTCTTTTACCTACCCTTTCAGACGGGTGGGGGGAGCTTTACGAAAGGGGAGCATGTTGAACACCGATTCTGACCGTCCCACCCTGCGGATGCTGGCACCTGAGGACGCTCTGCCCATTGTGCGGATGACTGACTGCATGTTTGAGATCAGCGGCACGTTCGCGTCACTCGCAAATCAGTTTGAGCGGTTGTTTGTGTTGGTATCTGATGTGGCTCACGGGACGCCTGACGATGAGTGAGCTGCCGAAGTGGGAGGCCGTGTCAGAGTTGCGGCGTGTCGCTGGGGATGCGACACGGCAGATGATCTTGAACGCTGAGCAGCAGTGTGGGCCCCTCCAGGCTCGGCTGCTGTCGCTGGCTGAGCATCCCGAGTCTGCGAACTGGTCGAGCCTCACGCGGCTCATCGAGCTCATTGAGCAGGCTTACGTTCTGGCGGTAGAGTCCTACCCCGATGAGTGATAACGGCCGACTCTTTCTCCCAGCCTTCAGCGACCTGGAACAGACCCTGGTAAGGCTCTCCGCGAAGGACCGTATGCGGATGAGAACCATGTTGGAACGCGACCTACAGGAACTGCGGTCAGAACTGAGCGACGCCCGCGAGGATGACATCGCGGCGTTGGTGAACGGTGGTACCCACAGTCAGGCTGAGGTGGGTCGGTGGGCCGGCGTGAGCCGGTCCCGTGTGGCTAAGATTCTGCGCGCCAGGGAGAAGAGGTTGCGCGAGAATGGGTCAAGCTGATAGACCTGTATCTGATGATGGCGCCCCAGCGCCATCTTCTGATATCTGATACGGATCACGAACACTGTCTCACTCTGCGTCTAACCTGTAGGCATGATCGAACACAGGTTCAGGCAATCCTGGTTGAACACCTTCACAGCATGCCCCGAGCAGGCACGCACTGTTCGCAACGGCACCGCTGTCGACACGCCTAACAGCAAGACGGTGCGCGGCACCGTCGTCCATGAGGTCATCGAGATGGTGTTGAACGGTCGGCTCGCCGACGACGAGCTGACCCTGGAATCCGCAGTCGAGTACTTCCACATGAGTTGGGACAACCACAAGGAAACAGTCGTCAAGTGGTTGGACGGGCCTGAGTTGACCCGCGACGTGGGGTTAGCGTCGCTGCGCGCCTGGTACCTGGAGGTCTACCCGTGGCTCAACCCCCTGACTGTGGAGCAGTCGTTCGAGTTCGTCCTCTGCGAGAACGAGAGCCGTCGCATCTCCCTGTACGGGACACGCGACCTCGACGAAGAGGATCTGACATGGGATTGGAAGACGGGCCGGCACGAACCACCGTGGGAGATGCGACGCAACGCTATTCAGCCCACGGTGTACACGCTGGCCCGAGCGCACGAACGCGGCGACCTGGAATCCGACCAGAACTTCAGGTTCTGCTACCTGGCTAACGGCGAGGTGGAGATCATCGACGTGGTCCGCACTCCTAACGACTGGGCTGCGCTGGTCCCGTTGTGCAACTCCCTGGCCGACCTGATCGAAGCGCGGCTCCCGTCGTGGCCTCTGCGCTATGATGGCTGGCAGTGCAGCGACTGGTGCCCGAACTGGGCCAACTGCCGAGGCAAATACCTTGGGGTCGGCGCTAAGCCGGCCAACTGGTAACGACAATCCCGAAAGGGGAGAATAATGAATGACAGAGAACGAGCGATCATCGCTCAAACATCAGCGAAAGTAGGCGGCGAGATCTGCCACGGCATGGGTGACGCTGCGGTAACCAGCGGCGCTTACGCTGCTATCACCGAATACGTTTTCAACGACATTCTCGACAAGATCGGCGACGCTCCAGCGGCACCAGCACCACCCGCTGATCCGACCTCGCAGGTCCAAGAAGCATTCCCAGGAGCTGAGATCGTGTTCGCTCCTGGTCAAGATGCGGCCCCGCCGGCGGCACCTCCGCTCCCTGCTCCTGCGGCGGCGAAGCCGGCGGGGCGCTCACGCAAGAAGATGGAACTCGACGCTGACGGGTTCGTCACCGACGGCCGGCAGGCTGCGTGGACCGTGGCGTACCTGTGCGCCGGTCAGAAAACTGACGACGGCAAGATCGTCGTGTTCGACAACGCAGCCAACAAGGCGTCAGGCAAATGGAAAGCCAACGCTCCTGACTTCACCATCTCGGAGGCGGGCGCGAAGGCTTACGGTCTCGGAGCTGAGCGGATCGGCTTGTGGCTGTCGGACGCTCCGACGAACATTCAGGCAGGGGACGGCAGCTTCCATGCGTTCAACGCGGAGGACATGCACGCACGCTGCGGTGTGTGATACCCGAGAAACCTGATCGGATTCGTCAGGAATGCAATGTCTGAACTGCCGTCGCCTCTCACACCTGAGGAGATAGTCGACAGGCTCGCGGGGGCAGCCTCTCTGGGAGGTGGGGCTGCCCCCGTGTATAAGTTCATCGAGCCGACCTCAACGGCGTTCGACTCGTTCGTCGACTATGTCCGCAACGACGAGGGACGCTTCCTGTTCGGCTACCCCGAGGTTGACCTCGCCATGCGAGGTCTGGCCCGCGGCGAGATGCTCCTCGTTGTGGGTCACTCGCATAATGGCAAGTCGCAGGTGCTGTACAACTCGATAGTCAACGCTCTGCTCAACAGCGACAACCACATCCTGATGTTCAGCCCTGATGAGCCCCGAGAGCTGGTCGCACAGAAACTCCACTGTATTGCCTACACCCGTAACGGCGAAGAGTTGGAGCAGCAGATCAAAGACGGCGATCAGGCCACCCTGGATGAGGTGCGCTCCGCTTCGCACAACCTGTTCGACAGGGTGCTGATCAACGACGGTGCGCTCACGTTCACGCAAATGAGCGACGCTTTGAAAGAGGCGCAGGACTACTGGGGGCGGCATCCTGATTTCGCCATGGTCGACTACCTGGAACTCCAACCAGGAGAATCAGACCACACTGGTGTGGTCGGTAAGGCGCAGGGTTTGAAACGGTGGTGCAAGGAGGCCAGTGTGCCGCTGGCTGTCGTCCACCAGGCAGGTCGCGGCTCGGGTGACCGGCACAAGCCGGCGACGATCACCGCCGGCAAGTACGGCGGTGAGCAGGAGGCCCTCGCTGTCCTAGGCGTGTACCGACGGCGCGACGATCCTGCGCTCACCTACCTGGAGAAGTGCTACCACTCGGTGTCGATCAACGTGCGATTGACGAAGAACAAGCGGCCACCCAACAAGCTGGGTGACTTTGAGTATTTCCTGTGCCCGCACACTGGTCAGATCCGCCAGTACCGCGATGATGACACCCCTCCTGATGACAGGTACATGCGGTGAACGAGCGGGTTGCTTTGGCTGACAAGTTCTGCCACCTGTTTCGTGGCAACGCCGTGGCGAAGGAGACCGCCGACGGTGACTTCCGACCGTGGCGCGGTGAGGACGGCACACCAGTGCCGGCCAAGGGGATCATCTTCGAGGAAGCAATCCACAACCACCTGTGGGGCCCGTACCGCCTCGGGGTGTACCCCCTCATGGAGGTCGTCGGCTCGCCGAGGTGCAACGTGGGTTGGCTGGCTGTCGACTGGGACGAAGGCGACGTGTCGTATGTTCACGCGGTCAACGTGCGGGAGCTGCTCGCCGAGTTGGGTATCACCTCCTGGGTGGAGAGCAGCCGGTCGAAGGGCTACCACCTGTGGGTGTTCCTAGAGGAAGACATTCCCGCTCAGATGGGCCGCAACGCCATGTTCGGAGCATGCCAACTCGTCGACAGTCCTACCCGTGAAGTTTATCCTAAGCAGGTTTCCATGCCCGCTAAGGGCTTCGGCAACGGAATCAGGCTCCCATACCCGCTGTCACGCCCAGAGGGCCGTCAGGAGGCTGTACGGGGCTCTGAGAGCAACCTGTGTTTAGAGGCTTTCACCAATGAGGCGTTCGACACGATGGTCGACCGCCAGCAGATCGTCAAACTAGCCGCCCTGTACCACCCCCCGCCGTCCAACAAACCACTACCTTCGCCCAAGTTTGCCCACACCAGGATCGACGCCAACTTCAGGTTCGTAGCCCGAGACATATGGGACACCGGCCCGTTGCATAACGACCGCAGCCTCGCCCTGTTCTCGTTCGCCTGCTCCCTGTTCAGACAGTTGTACGCATCCGACGCGGTTCTCGAATGGACCCGCCAATGTGACCTGAAGTGGGGTCAGAAGTTCGCGGCCCGTGGTGCCAGCGGCGAGCAGCAGCTACGCAAACTCGTTGATGACGCTGGTGCGAAGATGGGACGATGACGGACTTAGACGAACTCAAAGCCGACGCGCCCCGAGAGATCGAAACGCTGCGAGCCATGAGCAACATCGCCAACAGCAGAGTGCCGTGCTTCCCCACCGACGGGGCCAAGATCACCATGTCGATGCTCGACTCCAAATCGGATCTCCGAGACCTCATCAAAGACTGTGAGCGGTTTCGGTTCGTCAGCAACTCCCACGGCTGCCAGTAGTTGATCTACCGATTCAAGATCCCAGGCCGACCCAAGTCGAAAAGCCGGCCACGGTTCGCACGCGGCCGTGCTTACACCGACAAGAAAACCCTCGACGCCGAGAAGCGCATAGCTGAACTGTACGACGGCCCGTACTACGAAGAACCAGTCTCCATGGTCATCCTCTTCCACCCCGACTGGACTGATGTGACCATCGGCCCCATCGGCGAAGACCTCTCCCCCCTCACCGCCG